TAGACTTCATCAAGTTCTCCAGTTATGAAAAGGTATGCAGCGAATTTTAGCCCCGTTTTACAGTGTCCAGCGATTGTATTTTCAAATCGCTGAATTTGCGTCGATTGGCTAAGCCTGCTTAAGAAGTTCCCGGCGTTGAATCCAGCTGAAAGTTGCTCTGCGCCAATCTTCAGCTCGTATTTTGGAAGCCCATCCGGTGCCGTCTCCCGCGTGGATCTTGCGTACTCTGCTGGCCATTGCCATAGGGTGAACCACGTGCTTCAGGAACGGATGTTCGTACTCGGCTTCTGTATCAAAGGGGTCTTCACAGAATATTTCGCACTCGCGCAGGAAGCTCTTGTAATCAGCGTTCAGCATCAAAGGCTGAGGTCGAACCTCGCCACGTGAGTAAAGGTCGTAATCATCGCTGTCAGGAGGGTTTTTAACGTACTGCAAAGCAGGGTACATTTCAGTGTATAGATGCAGGTTGTTGCTCACTTGTCGATAATCGCCCGTCCTCATTTCCAGTGCGCACGCTACGAACTCTTGTAGGTAGCTCATATGCACGGCGTTGGCCCCGTAAGCGCCATACCAGAGATCGTTCGAGCGATTGAATACGGTCATGTTGAGTTTGTTGCCTCGGCAGTCAAATACTATAGACATATTGCAGGCTTTGTCCTTAGTTTGCTTTGTCAAATCATCGCTGTCCCACATCTGTAGAACGGCTTGACGACTGTTAGGGTCTCTGCGCAGTAGTTCAACAATTTCGACGAGCTGATCTTGCCCGAAGTGTGAACGCCAACGCTTGCCATAAGGGGCATTAAACGTAGATCCGTTGTCAGAGTACTGCCCGATTTTGCTGTTAAACTGTTGTAGGAAATAAACATCTTCCCTGCCTGCTAGCATCCAAATCGATTCAAGTACGTGGAAAATAGGATTGCAATCACGTCCGGCGTGAAACAATACCCGTTCGCGAGGACACTTATATGTAGTCACAACAGGCTCAGGAAATGCAACGACCGGCCCATTTCTGGTTTGCTCAACAGGATATTTGCCGACTTTAAGTAACCAAAAAGCCTGTGAGAAGGCTTGATTCACATTGCGTACCGTTATCTCCATGTCAAAACTCCGTTTCAGGTTTATAAAGTTGTTTTGGAGCGCCTTCTGCTAGGATAGTGCGACAATATTTATCAAATTCGCATAGACAGTTTTGTACGTCATGTGCTGTCAAGTCGTCTATTTTCAGCTTTTCAGAAATAGCCTTGTTCAGCATCATTACGCGCTGATTGAATTCTTGCTGTGTAAAGCCAGCCAGCAGAGTCTTATGCTTCAGTCTGTTTAATCCTCGTGTACTACCAGGCCCTTTAGGAGCATAAGTATACGTATCTTCAAATTCAAGACTTGTATATGTCAGATCAGCAACAACCTGGCCAGCCATGAAAGTGCTGATTCCAAAACATTTAGTCATAGCCTCAACAACCCGCTCAACTGAGAATGTATCGTAGCCCCACACTGCGTCATGAATATCATCTGAATGTTTGATTGCGTCTCCGATGATATGTGTAGCTACAGCGCGAGACTTAGTTCCTCCGACATCCATCTTAGTCGGGTATAGCATATAAGCTCCCGAGTAGACTTTATTGCCCGCTGATTTGAAGTCTTCTATGACTTGAACAAACTTTTCAATGTCAAAGGTAGCTGGAGAGCAGGGAATTACACCCGCGTTCATGAGTCTTTCAAGGGTCGGTGGCCAGTTGATCAAACGACAGATCAACAGTGTGAACCACATATATTTATCACCATTTTCAACACAGGGCACTATAACGTGATTAATGATCCACTTAGATACGCGATCATCTCGTCGACGGATATTGGTGAATTTGTACTTGAGCAGGACTGGGTCTTTCGTCAGAGGACCGTCATATCCTGATTCTTTAGTTAAGCGAATAGCTTCTCTTTCAAAAACGAAATATAAAAATGAATCTAATGTTTCAACATTAGACGCGCTTGGTCTTTGATAAGGGCAATAAGAAATCATAATATTCTTTCTTTTCCGTTATGTTTAGATGCTATTTGATGTTTAGCTATATTCCCTGGAGTCGTTATCATTCCACAAGTTAGACATTTATATCTCTGAGCATTCGTAATAGAAGCCGCTTTAGGTCCTCCTGCAATACCGCCTTTATAACCGTGTTCTTTTCCTAACTTCTGTAAATCACCGCTAAGAGCCCTAGCTCGGCCGCCCTTTTTACCTATAAATATTGCTAATGCTGTTTTCTGTTCTTTCGTTAAACTGAAAAGGCCTCTACCTTCACGTCTCATTCTTTCACATATAACTTTTGCGGTTTCACTATCAACGCCATCACCGCCAGAAGTCACATTTGTAATGTCTAAACCTAAGTCTTTATAGCATAATATTAAAAACTTTTCATGATCAAACGCATCTTTTTCAGTTTGCCAGTATGCGGCTATATGAGGCTCAAAACCACATTTGTTTACTATGTTACTCCAATGTTTATTTCTGTTTTCTAAAGATTTATAGCGATTGTTAGAGCCTTTACCAATATAAAATACTGTTCCTGTGTCATTGCGTGTGTGAAAATACGTGTAGTATCTCATTGCTCAGCCTCCTTAAGCCATTGCACAACGGTACCAATAGGGTTAGTCCACGGTATCCAGCGCACATCATAGCCGCCCGCTTCAGTCAGCAGCTCAGCACTGCGATGACACTGCTCATAGGCTGAACGCATGGTCTTCTCCGGGTCGAAAGGTTTTTCATTTCCAGCGGCGAGCCGCCTAGACAGCACACGTCGCAGACATTCATCCCAAGGCGTATCCAAGAAACCAAATATAGCCTTATGTTCTTTCAAGATTGGAGCTACATACCCTCCGGCAGAGCTTTTACTTACTAGCAATCCCTCTGCTAAGACATGCCCGTGACCGTGAGCTTTAACAATACGTTCAGCGATCTCCTCCTGGGTTTTAACGCCGTCTAGCCCGCCACATGCATTCTCGTAGCTGCCGACCACGTAGATAGGCGTCTGAATGCCCCAGGAAGCTCCGTCTACCTGATACCCTAAAGGACGGCTGGCGTTACTACCGAGCGGAGTAACAGGGAGCCTCTCAAGGAATCGGCGAACAGTATGTGTCTTCCCGCTGCCGTTACATCCTCTGATGTTGATGATTTGGTTCATAAAAAGTTCTCCCCGCGATACGGAAATCCGGTTTCAGCAAACTGTGCAGCGCGGCGAGCACGGGGAATTGGTTTCTTCTCTGTCTCTATGCGCAGCCAGTCTGGTAAGTGCGCAGAGCGGATAGCTTTGAAAACTTCTGTCTCCTTTTGAAATCCGCGCTCGTCATACCACTCGATGCGTTCATGAGCCATGTCAGCATAAACGCCAGGGAATCGACGCTTAAAAAATCCGTTTTTAAACTGGCATAACTGACTCTCCAGAGTGAACTTACCTGCATATGGATGAGGATAGCCTCGTGTGTGGAAGTCTTTAAGAAACTCATCAGCCTTGGCTTCTAGCCAGTTGCAGATTTTACCAAACTCTTCGTACTCTCCAGAATGACTATTGGGATGACGTTTGTCCCACACGAGATCATCATGCCCGAGCAAGAAGAACATCCCGTTGCGATGAGACTTGCTGCCGGACTTATCGTTGAAGAACATTGTGTCACAGTCCGCGCCGAAGCCCATGATGGTCACATACTCCAAATAGCTAAACTTGGATAACCGGCCGAAGCTGTAAATCTTGTCGGCTAGATCCCAGTATTGTGCAAAGCTCTTGCCAGACCAGAGTCTAGATTGTGAGCCATGCTCGGATGCGAGCTTGCTGTACGAATATAGCGCCCGTACGGTCTCTTTCTTTTGATGCCGACGGTCAGTGTCAAATTGTAGTTCTGGCCATTCAGTATTGAACCACTCATCTAACAACCGCCATTCAGCGGGTCTAGAGGGAATTTCAGGCGAGTGGTTAAATATGCGCAGCGAGGTGATTGAATTTTGAGTACATCCGTTAATGACTGCGAACCACAATTTCTGCTCGTCATCCCAACCGAAATGCTCGGCCAGTTTCGGCATATATAGGTAGACAAGTCCAGGCATGATCCCGTATTGCAGGTTCATCTGATACAGCGCGTCAAAGTATTCGCGCCTGTTCTCAGGCAGACGATAGTCTTTCATGATGCAACCTCATGCGTAAAGAAGGGCCGGATGACAGGTAACGATGGGGCACTGCCAACAATCCAGAACCCGGTCTTGTCATCTTGAGCGATGGATCTATTTTGTTGCAGCCAGCGCCACATTTTCGCCTCGTACGTGGGATGAAAGTCGATACCATCCCAGCTCTCGCCTTTGAACTGGTCGCTGTATTTGCTGTAGCCAGAGTCGTGTAGGCTAAAGTGCTCCCATTCAAACGGCAACGCTGACGGGTCTACGCCTATTGTTTTTAACCTCTCCTGCATCCAAATGCGCTTGTCAGGGCCAATGCCTAGGGTGAGCAGTTTCTTTACGCCTGAAGGATTCCTAGACAGCCCGAGCAGGATACTAGTCAATGAGTTGCAAGAGCCTGCAGGGACGATCAAGGTCTTAACCTCGACAGGAATGTTCATCACCTGATTAGCGCCGACCTCATGAAACTTGCGCACATCCTCAGCCGGATAGCGATTGTGAGGTAGAGTAATTCCATACTCCACTACTAGTGAGCTATCTTTTGTCAAATCAGCCACCTTACGCTGGATGATAGGATTGTAGGGTCCGCTGCAGTATTCAAACTGTGCTCCGAAGCCTGCCGCGACAGCTGGGTTGGGATGGCTCAACACGGTATGAGGTTTGCTGTATACAACCTCCCTGGTCGGAAGGTCATAGTGTGCGCCGACAATAGCTGACATGCTCAACTGTGGAGACTGAATGCTGGCTCCGGTCAAAATGTGCGTACGACCCGCGCGGTAACGGTTAACATACCAGACTAGCTGGCGCATTTTGCTTCCGTTCGGACCTCCGTAGCCTAAGGGAGCAAACTTATCTTCACGCTTGAACCAAATACCTTGGTGGTTTTCCCATGGGGTGAGGGCGCCGAGATAGTCCTCCCAGTGAACCTTATCACGGTTCAGGGATAGAGCATCAAACACGGTATTCATGCGAAATACTCCTTCAGTTGTTTGTACAGCGCACGAGCCTCTTGCAAGGTGAGCGTATTCACGTCAATGCGGTTAGCAGGAAGGACAATAGGCTCAGATTGAAGCGATGAAGACTCAGGGTTCTTCTTTGATAGCAATTCATACACGGAGCCGTTAGCCGTATATTCGTAGACAGCAGCCCTGGAGTGTTTGTTAAACCGTTTCTCGCGCGTAACCATGCGTCGTTTATACAAATCAAGCAGCGATTGCGATACAAGATTTGAAGACTCATGCAGAATATGGGTCAATTCACCGCAGGTATGTGCATTCTTTGAGTCTTTCAACATCTGCCAGACTCGCCGGTTCAAAGGAGTCTTCTTGAGTCCGGCGGCCTTGAGCGCAGTTTGCATGTCAGTCATTTATGTTCTCCAGTTATAAAAAAGTTTCGTTATTTAAGCGCCGATTGCCAGCTTAAACTCATGACCATTCACTTCAACGGTCGGGAACTCGCCGCGCTTAGCCGCCCCATACAGCAGGGCTGACAGCCGATCACACTGAGAGGAGCTAACCAGATCGGCCTTCCACACCTGACATGCGTTCTTGTAGACGATGCCCGACTCCAAGCTCACAATCCGGCGATCCAGCTTCAGGCTCGCAACCATGGCCGGACGCGGGGTAACCGGCTTTCCGTTGTGCATGAAGATGTACTTAGCGATAGCCGGTCCGAATTCTGCGCCACAGCCCAAGCAGGCATACTGAAAATGATCGTGCTTGATCTCAGTTCCGTTGACTTCCTGCAGGTGCTCACCAACCCCGTTGGACAGGTGTGTGCCGCAATGGGGGCAGCGGGTCAAGCAATGAGTTTCGTAGCCGTACACCGAAGACTCATCAGCGAAGTCAGCTGCGCAGACACCAGGAAGACTCTTGTCAAGCTCAGCAACGGCTGCCGCTGTGATGGGGGTTTCAACTGTATCGATGTGAACAACAGAAGAGTTTGTCAAACCGGCGCGGAGCTCTGCAACGGTGTCAAACCCACGCACACCGCAGTCGGTCTCATCGGCCCAGTACCAATCTTGCTTCAGGGTTACGATGATACTATTACCCTCACCGCGTTCGTCGTCAATGTAAGACACGAAAGGTTTCTTGGCCAGTCGTTCGATGATCTTGCTCATGTTAGTTCTCCAGTTATAAGGTAGGGTTTAAACGGTTTGATAGTGAGACGACAAACGCTCAGCGACATCGCAGAGATGTTTGATAGAATCTACAGGGCAACGATCGTAAATCAGTGCGACGCGGCTGGCCTCAGCGCGGTCGGCTTCGCTGTAGCTAGAGATGGTTTTGAGTGCGTCAGCTTTGCGTTGATCCAAGGATTCGAAAACTGCGGTCATGTTGATAAGGTTGCTCATCTAAGTTCTCCAGTTATAAGGTGGTCAAAACAATTTTTGGCCACGGACTGAATTTTAGGCCTAAAAACGTGATGCAAGATTGTATTTTCCTTGAATTTTTATGACAGCGATTGGAAAAAACAATGAGCCAAGACGCCCGTTTACGAGCTAAAATGACGCGATACGTATAACTTCATACCGAACATCATGGAACTGAGACGCCATCAAGTTGAAGCTCTCACCGCTATACGGCGATCGCTCAAAGAAGGCCACAACCCAGCTGCACAGCTGGCCACAGGCACTGGCAAATCGCTAATCATCGCCGACCTAGCAGCTAACAAAGCCCACCGTACCTGGGTGCTCACTCACTCGCAGGAGCTGGTGAAACAGAACGCTGATACTTATGAGCGCTATACGGGAGAGAAGCCTGGAATTGTGTGCGCAGGACTCAACCATGCAGACTACCGTAGTCATGTGATATTCGGCACCATCCAATCAGTCATTGGCCCGGCGTTGCGCGATGAACTTACCCGTCCGAGCCAAATTATCGTCGATGAAGCACACCGCGTTAACTACAACAACGGCGAGTCTAGCCAGTACAGCAGGCTCTTCCATGACTATCCGCTGGCGCGGCGCATAGCGCTCACGGCAACGCCATGGCGTACAGACAATGGGCTCATTTATGGAACAGATGAGAGGTTCTGGTTTGATGACCTCTGCTACAAATATACGGTGCCACAAGGCGTCGCTGACGGCTGGCTCAGTCCGCTGGTAGGTGTTGAGACTGAGGTTCAGTTGGATCTTGAAGGGGT